AATGAGATATTACTATCAAAGTCGTTTCTCTCTAGGGAGGTAGGTACGCTGACCCGCATATAATTTAAGACTTTGATAAGATCTACGAGCAGTATCTCGCCGCCTTTGCGTAAAGTCTCCCAATCACGCACCGCTTTTACTTTCTTTTCGGATACTGAGTTGCGGTTTTTGGTTTTATAAAACCATCCTTCTGACCGGCAGTGTTCTTCGATACCGTTTAGTAAGTAATTAGTCCGTGCTAAAACTAACCAGTCTCCTGATTCCATATCTATAGATTCGTAAGACTTTTCCCACGATACATGGCCTGCTTCTTTTCTAGGGTTCCAAGTCTTTTGTACCCGTGAGGCTACTTGTCCGATACAACGCTCGGCTAAAGTGTGGATAGATTTAGGGATTCTGTAGGACTGTTTAAGAACCATCGCATCTTTAGAATTACGAATCAAGTAATCTACGTCAGCACCAGCCCACCGATAGATAGCTTGGTCATCGTCCCCTGCAATATAAATACGGTCAGCTGATTCACATAACTTACGAACTACCGCCCACTGTAACGGTGATAGATCTTGCGCTTCGTCTACGAACATTACATCTAATTTAGGAGCACGACCACGATCTAAAAACAACTGCAACATATCGGTATAGTCGATAAGTAATCTATCGTTTTTAAACAATCGTAACCCGTTAGCAAATCTCTCTAGTTCAAACCAACCTACAACGTCATCAGAGTCGTGCCATTGGCTTTCTAAACTAATCTGTCGCATACGAGCTAAGTTTTCTATGAACATTAGCCGGTCATCTTTCGATATACCTGAGACGTGTCCATCGTCAGAACTAATAGACCCCGTCAGCCGTAAATTTAGTTTTTGATTGAGATCGTTAAAATCCCTGCCGTTCATCACGCTATCTTTCGATAGACCTAATTGGAAAAAACAAAGCGAATGCAATGTTCTAAAAAACGGTAGCTGATTATTCGTTATGCCAAACCTAGACATCGCTCGGCTTTTGCCCTCTTGCACTGCCTGTTTAGTAAACGTAAAAAAGCCTATATCTTCTGGACAAGTGCCGCGATCTAGTTCTTCCTCTAACAAGCCAAGTAAGGTGCTAGTCTTTCCTGTTCCAGGAGGACCAAGGATTATTTGTGCATCTGACTTTAGCATTACAACGGCGAGTCGTTAAACTCTGGCAGCGTATGAGATTCCGTTTGTGTTTGGAACTCAGGTATATGCCAGACGTTTACGCCTTTCCCTTTTATATTGAAGAAGTGCGCTTCGCCTCCCATATTTTTGAGCTTCGCCGTAAGTTTATTTCTAGGGTAATCCCTAAAGTTTTTACGGTGTAAGAAGTCCATTAAATCTGCTAATCTAAAATACGTTCTAGTATTTTCGTTCCAAGGTTTACCAAGTAATAATTCGTCACGTTCCCTAGCAGGGCGTTCTGTACAAAAAGTTTCTAACAGTTCGTTAAAGTGACCTTCGGTAGACGCATCTTGTGGCACTTCGATAATCGTTAAGTTATCTAATAGCTGTTGAATAATTGTTCTCCATACGTTATCCCGTACTTTAGGCGGGATAATATTTAAACTGTCCATACATTTACGTTGAAACCTAGTTTGGTTTAGTAGCTCTTCAGTTTCTAATTCGAGCCTGCCTCCTTCTACATCTAAAAACCAGATGGGCGGATCGCTGTTTTGTTTAGTCAGATTACTAAATAGCGGCGTTCCTCCTGATGCTCCTATGCCATACTTTCGTGTACGACATAACGGACTATTACAATGTCCAGCTATCGGCTGATCGTTACATTTATAAAAGTAATCTTTTTTCTGTACTTGCTTGGCTACACCTAACACTTCTTGCGCACTAAGTGGAGGGTTAAAGTGTTTATGATTAATCTGTTCTATACGTTTTTCCCAATCGTCTGGAAACTTCTTACGCAAGAACACCCCTACGTTAAACAGTCCAGAGTTACGCATACCTTTCGGAAAGCCTTGCGCTATCAGGTGTTCTAAACATGGAGGCGAATGGTCTAACCATTCTGAATCTTCGATAATCGGAGTAACTTCTAGTTTTTCTAAATCTTCTTCTGTAAGGACAATATCGTCACAATAGTCTAGAAATTTCTCAGGAGTTAATACCGCTCCCGTACCGCTAAATCCGTAGCTAGTAGAGTCCTCGCCGCCGAAATAGGGCATTTGTAACGGGCTACCCCTATCCCCTCGCTCTAATAAAAGCTGGGTTTGTTTTGGAAAAACTTCTGATTGTCCGAAACCTATCGCCGCTGATACCTGTCGCAACTTACGTTGCATAAGGGAACACGGGACAGGGTCGAATACAAATAGAAATATATGAGCGCCCCCGCTTTTAGATCGCGTAACTACCATTGGTAGCTTGAACTTCTTTATCTTTTTTGATAGCCCTTTTAAATCTAGAGGATAGTCGTCTATATCTATGGCACCCCAAACGCACATATTATTTTCGTCTATCGGAACGATTCCTAGGCTTCTTTCTCCTCTCAAATGCTCTGCCCAAATACTTTGTAATTCTTTTTGATTGAGCGTTTGCGAAATTGTTACATACTTACCTTTTGCTTTGCCGTCTTCTCTCGTTTCTTTCGTCGGGGTAAAGACACTATAACCGTGTCTCAACCCCGCGAAACGGGCGGCAAACTGCTCCTGTATCGACATTGCTCACCCTTGTAAAACTAAAACGGTACGTCTTCGTCATCATCCTCAACAGTATTAACGACACCTTCCTGCTCATGTTTTACTTCTACCTCGCCTGATCGCGCTGCTTTCATAAAATCTAAAGCTGCCATCGCTAAAGGTCTTGGGGTAGGTCGAGCCTTTTCAATAGATAAACCCATCCAGCTGTACTGATCGTTTGATTGGGGGATCGTAGTCAAGTTATAAATAAACGAAAACATCGGAGCTGCAACCGTTTCGCCTTTCGCATTTTGTACCCGAGCATTGTTTAACATCGTATTCCAACGACGGCTAAACCCTAACTGAGACGACGTAAGACTAAGCAATACTTGTTCAGGTGCAGATTCGTCAGCTAATAAAATACAATAATATTCTGCTGTTTCTACTATCTCGTTATCGTTAGTCCAGATAAAACGACCTTTATCGTTTTTGTTGCACTGTTTTAAAACAGAAGCATCATGACTATCGTCTACGAAGCCTCCGCCTTTTTCCCTCGGAATCCATTCGATATACTTTTTCTTATATGCACAAGGGATAATCGCTACGCCCTCCGTACCGTCGTAAGTTGATTCGGTAACGGTATTGAAGAACATTCCTTCTTCAGCATTTTGTATATACTTACCGTCACTTTTCTTTAGTTGTGGGGACATTGATTGCAGTACCCGTAAAAACGGTATCGCGTAATCATCTGCTTCTGCTTCTTCGAGACCTGTGCCCTGCGACAACATATCGTCATCGAAAGGGATGATGTCTGAGGAATCTACCTCAGCTACTTTCTTACTAGCCATATGTACCTCTACTTTATTTTGGCGCGGGATCCGACGAATATCCCGAATAGGTCTGCAGGAAGGTCTTTCCCGCTCGTCATTTGTTCTTTCACAAAAGCGTTAAGCGTCTGTGGATGAACACTCTCTTTAACAGCAGGGTCTAAGCCTTTCTGTTTGAGACTTTGCACAGCGTCATTAGCTTTATCGCCTTCGTCCTTACCGAAACGTAAGTTAACTTCGTGTTTGATAATGCCGCCATGATTATTAGATAAAAGCCATGCGTGTGCTGCTTCGCGATTCTTTTCAGAGATATACCCTTTATAGAATTCGTTTACGGTAATTTTTGTACCGTTAGTAAGTACGATCTCTTTAAGGTTGGCTGCTTGCATCGCCTCGGGTAAAGATTGTTCTTCGTACATGCGTAAGGCTTCTTTTTGTGCCTGTAGTAACAATTCTGTTTCCTTGACTTCCTCTTGCAATTTTTGTAACTGTTGGGCGATAGAACTTATCTTTCGGTACTCACTGTCGAGCGTCGTTTCATTCCATTCTTCTTGGGAAGCGGTGCCTGTAAGTTCTTCGAACGATAAAGGCTTATCTTCATCACTGGACATAAAGATCTCCTAAATCAGATTCGTCATTGTTAATACCTCCGCGAAGGGAGAAGGCTACTGGGTAATACGTCATGTGCTGACGATCCCATTTTAAAACGCTATACCTACCGTTTTTCTGCGCTGCTATCGCGCAACAAACTCCTATTGCTGCGGGGTCGCCCATCAACAGTAAATAATCGTCGTCATTAAAATCAATAAGTTTTCTTTTGAGCCTGTTGATTTCAGGGCCAGTAGATAACATAAGATTGGTTTTTGCTGGCAGCAAAAGTTCTAAGTCGCCGTACTTATGAGCAGGGACTAAATTGCGTCCAGGAACTTCTTGGACTACATAGACTGTCATTTCTAATTTCTCCTTTATAGACGTTTACCTTAACCTAGCGCCTTTTCGAGAGTAAAGGGCTATTTCCTATTAGCTATCTAGAAATTTTATTTTTTATAAAAAAATTTATAAATCGGGTTAATAGAGTAATAGCTCTAATAGATTCAATGTTAAGTGCTTGTTCTTACTAGCGATTTCATAGAGAGGAAAACTAATAGGAACTATTAGAAGTATTAAGAGGCGTCCCACGAAACGGAACAATTTATTTATTTTCTAAATTCTATATACTTACTATTAGAACTTAGAAAGGACTAGCTTTGAAATACGAATTCAAAACGGAGCCGTTTGCGCACCAAAAAACTGCACTATTACGTTCATGGAATAAACCTAATTACGGTTTGTTCATGGAGATGGGTACAGGTAAATCAAAAGTATTAATAGATACGATCGGTATTTTGTACGGTAAAGGTGCAATCAATGCTGTCGTTATCGTAGCGCCGAAAGGCGTATATCGGAACTGGTCTACTAAAGAGATACCAGATCATATGCCTGACCATATAGATACACATGTCGCGGTATGGTCTCCTGCGCCACGCAAACAAGAAAAAGCTGATCTTGTAAAACTGTTCAATACGGATCTAGATAAACTCAAAATATTTTTAATTAACGTGGAAGCGTTTAGTACACCGAAAGGTGTCAAATTTACTGAGAATTTTATCCTCGGTCATCAAGTGTTATTCGCGGTAGATGAATCTACAACGATTAAAAACCCAAAAGCGTCTCGTACGAAAGCGATTACGAAACTAGCTAAAAATACAAAGTACCGCCGTATCCTTACTGGGTCACCAATTACACAATCGCCGCTAGATTTGTACAGTCAAACGGAAGTATTAGATACAAACTTACTCGGCTATACCTCTTTCTACTCTTTCCAAAATCATTACGGTGAAGTAGTTAACCGTTATTTCGGTGGTCGGACTGTACGACAAGTCGTTGGGTATCGGAACTTAGACGAACTATCACAAAAATTAGATAGCTTTTCTTACAGAGTCTTAAAAAGCGACTGTCTAGACCTACCAGAGAAAGTTTATATTCGTCGGGATGTAACCCTTACTGCCGAACAAAAGAAACTTTACGGTGAATTAAAAGAGTTAGCGATTACTGAACTAGCTAATCAAGAGATGGTTAGTGTTACGAATGTACTTACGCAACTACTCAGGCTACACCAAATAGTTTGCGGTCATATTAAAAGTGACGACGGTACAGAAACGCCTATCAATAATAATCGTATCGACGAACTTATCGAAGTTATCGCAGAAATGCAAGGTAAAGTAATTATTTGGGCGAACTATCGCCAAAATATTTTAGAGATCGTTGAAACGCTACAAGGATTGTTTGGCCCTGACGCAGTTGCTTCTTACTTCGGAGATACTACGCCTGATGAACGAGATCGTGTAATTAAACAATTCCAAGATCCTGATTCACCACTCAGGTTTTTCGTAGGTAATACACAAACAGGTGGTTACGGGATCACGCTTACCGAAGCGCAAAACGTAATTTATTACTCGAATAATTTTGATTTAGAAAAGCGTCTACAATCAGAAGATAGAGCGCATCGTATCGGCCAAAAGAATAACGTAACTTACGTTGATCTTGTTGTGAAAGATACCGTAGACGAAAAGATCGTAACGGCGCTGCGCAATAAACTTGATCTCGCCCAAGAAGTCTTAGGCGATGACAAGTGGGAAGATTGGTTAACTTAATAGTGCTCGTAATTCATCGGCTGCTTGTTCGACAGCCATTAGAGCTTGTTCAGGTGAACCCGATATTTGTAACGCAGAAGTCGCTATCCCAGTAGCTACGTCTTGAGTAGAAAAATCTTCTTCCATTTCTTCAGGCATCATCGGTTCTTCTTCCATAGCCATAAGTTCACCTAACCTATCATCCCCCATAGGTGGTTCTTCGGCCATCATTGGAGGTGGAGGCATAGGTGGTTTAGGGCCAGCCGCAGCGGGAGGCGGGGGCATAGGCATAGGAGGCCTCCCACCGGCAGGAGGAGGGGGGATTGGGGCACTACCGGCAGGAGGCATTGGACTAGCGCCAGCTCGTAATTGATCTAAACGATTTGGCGGGTTATTCATTGGAGGTATCATATTTAATTCCTTGGTACGTTAGGCCGGAAAGCATTTTGGAACGGTTGTACGTTTGTATCGAAATTTGTTAAATCCATTATACCGTTAGAAACTCGACCTCCTTGATTAAAATCTCCTGGAGGTTTATACGACATTCCACCAGTAAACGGATTATTATACATCCCGCCCATAAACGGCTGATTTCTTTCGTTATATTCTTCAGGGCTAAACGGTTCGTCGTATGCACTATAGCTCGGCGTAAATGTTTTCAAATACGATGTAAACGCATCTTCGCCCTGTCCTTCGCGTTGGCTAGCGATAAGGTTCGCCATCGGGCTACCTCCTGGAAGGAAAGACGTACCTGAATCAAATTGTGAAGTAGATCCTGTTCGTGGGCCAGTAGGCGCAGACGCTGCATAAAAGTTTTGTACTTCTTGTTTTGCGTCGGAAATTTGCTGGTTTACTGCGTCAGCTTCGTATTGCGATTGTACATCACCGTATTGTTGTTCAAGGTCAGCTATTTTCTTTTCTAACGCAGTTATCGTATCCGTTTGATCTTGTGGTAAATACGCTTCTAATTGTTCAGGTGTTAAATAATTTTGGAATAAATTTTCTAACCCTTGAACTTGTTCAGTAGTTGCATACCCCGTCATATCTTGGTTAGCTAAACCTTGGGCAATTAACTCATTGATTTGTTCTTCGGTCAACCCAGCTGCGATACCTTCTGCGGAACTTTCTGTATCTGTAACCTCATCGACTTCTTCGCCAATAATTTGTCTTATTTGGTCTTCAGTAAGTAACCCTTGACTAAAAAGTTGCGATAATTGATCTTCTGATAATTGATAATTACTAATTAAAGTTTGGACTTGTTCTTCTGATAAAGTCCCATCTTCGATTAATCTTTGTATTTCTGCGCCTGTTAATTGTCCAGTTGCAAACCTTTCAGCAAAATCATCTAAATCTTGAGGACTCGGCCCACGATCCGCAGGTTCTTCTTCTTGTTGTTGACCATAGAAGTTTTGAATAAAAGGTTCACTAGCTTTCCAAGCTGCGAGGTCTTTATCATATTGTTTCTTTTTTCTATTATACGTTATTGTCGGCCCGATACCCCCTGACGGTCTGCGTGGAGCTTCTGGTTTCGATTGTTGCCAAAGTGTGTAAGCGTCTGCAAAAGTTAGGTTTGTATTACCGATAGGCAAATTAGCAAGATTATCTTCGGCAGGAGCTGATGTAGTTACAGGAGCTGATGTAGTTACAGGAGCTGATGTAGTAGACGTACTCGTATTACCCATCAGTCGAGCGATCTCTGGATTATTACGCATAAACGCTTCTAAATCGACATCGCCGCCCCTGTTCATTTGTGGGGGTTCGACAGGTAAAGATGCTTCATTGTGGAAGAGAAATTTACTCATCTTCAAATAACCTTTGGATTGCAGCAGGAAGTGTATCGTTTCCTGGAATTTCTCGTATTTCTTCTCTTAATCGTTCTGCTTCGTCCAAGTTCACTTCTGATCCTATGTTTTCAGATCGACCGTATGCGATCGTGCCCATGACTTTTAGAGCCGTCAAAACAGGAAGTTGTCTCTCTTTAATAGCCATGAAGGTTCTAAGTTTTTGAGGATCTTGAACGATCTTAGCTAAGTATTCTCGCGCTCTATCTTGAGAACTAGCTCTTGTAATCCTGCCTAAAATACCAAGTCGCGTACTTGTTATATTTAGAGGCCCGTAAATAAGTTTCCTAACAGTATCTAAAACACTTTGAGAAGGTTGGGAACTTCCAGCTTCGGTGGCTATTTGTAACTCTGGTCGTCTAGCTAACTCATTTATAGAACTGCCAGCGAAACCTTTTTGCTGCCTCATCTGCCTTGCTAAAATACGCAAATCTTTAGCGTAGCGGAATGCCTGACTCTTTCCTACAATCGGTTCTAATGCGTTAGCTAATTGTCTATCGTTATTATAAGGACGTAAGAATATACGATCTAAATTGTTAAAATTAAATGCAGCATCTTCGCCTCCTGCAGTAAGCATTCTAAGCGCAGGGGTTGTAGTCAGATAATCAGGCATTCTTAATTGTTTAATTAAGATTTCCTCTCCAAAATATCCTTGTAACGCAGCCCTTAAATCAGGATATTCGTCTGCCATTGCCCCAATAGCTTTAACTGCTTTTTGTATTTTAGTTTGGTCTGCTTGCCTTGCTTGCTGTGAAGACAAACCAAAAAACATATCTAAGGTATCGGTTATTGAAGGGGCTTTACCGTCTACAGATAAGTCCTCTAGCTCTCTATTCAGGACTTGTATTCTTTTATTAGATTGTTTTACGGCCTCTCTTGCTGATTCTAACAAGACAGGCATTTCAGTAAACTTAACAAAGTCTTCAGGGAACAACGCTCGTAACTGTTCTTCGTGCCTATTCAACAAGTTAGCGAAAATCGCAGCTTGGTCAGTTTTTGCAGCATCTGGCGCAAACTGATTATCAGTCTGTCTTTGTAACGACTCTAACACTAACTCCCTGATGCTCTGCAGCTTTTGTAAACCGCCTTCTTGCCGAGATATAGAACTTATTAATCCTCTAACTTGGTCAGGGCTGCTAGTAAGAATAAAAGAACCTATTTCATTTTCTGGACGGGTAACAATGTCTCGTAAAAATCTACCAGAAACTTCTGACTTAACATCATCTAAAGCCTCTCTAGCTGCAAGATAATCACCTCCGATTACTGAATACACTTCGTCCATCGAAACATCTTCAGGGTTATTACCTGTTCGGGCTTTATAAACTTTTCCGATAGAGTGATCAATCATTCTGTCGACAGAGTCAAGTAACGCTTGTCCTTTTTCTCTAACAACAGAATTAGGATGCCCCCTGACTACTGAGGCTATATTTTCCCTCATTCTAATTTGAGCATCGAGAGGAATAGCTTGTTGAGGTAACAGCAAACCTTCTGCTTGTTTACCAGTTGAGGGGTCAATAATCGGCTTACCGTCAGCATCTACTTTCTTTACTCGTTCTTGTCCGAGATATGCTGCGATATTAAACCCTTCTTCCTGATATGGAAGAATATCTCTAATTATTTGCTCTGCTTCAGCAGCTTCGACAGTGCCGAAAGGAGTGCCGTTTTGTTTATTAGCGTTTAAAAAATCTTCTAATGGGCCAGCTATAAACCGAGGCATTTTTGTACTACCTTCTGGCCCTGTATACATATCCTGAGCAATAATTTCGTCTAACTCGCCTCTAGCTGACTGAATTTCAGCATCTCTTTCAACGAGAAGACGGCTTTTTTGATCAGGGAATAAACTACTTTGTGAAGTCGATACCTGCTCTTGCACATCTGCAGCAGCAGCTTGCCGAGCTTCTCTGCTAGGAGCGTTTAATACAGAACTTAAAGAAGCATCCGCTCTAGCAGATAAAATAGCTGCTTCTTCTTCGGAAAGTTGACTTAGTAATTGATCGGTTCTAGCCCCAGTAAACAGCTCATTTACTTGCTCTTTAGATACGAAAGTAGACGGGTCTGCATCAAACTCTCTAGTTAATTGTTGATAAAACTCGTCTAAAACTATTGCGTTATCTCTAGAAAAGTTTTGCAATTTAACAAACTCTGGAGAGCCAGCCAACATATCTGTACCTATGACTTCTTCTAAAGCTAAGACGAAATCGCTTTGGGACATCTGCCCTATTGTTTGCTTTCTTTCTTTTAAAATTTTAGCTATTTTGGTAGCAACTTCTCGGCTGAGTTCTTTTTGTTTTTTAATAGACGTTTCTGGTGTCTGGTTAGCAATTTTTTGCGACAGCGTAAGTTCTGGTTCGTAATACTCTGAATCTTGAAGAACTTCTAGAACGCGTGCACGGTCACGATCTAGTTGGTCTGTTTTAAACTGACGTGTCGCAGTACCTCTTATTTTATCGCCAAGAATTCTAGACTCTAAAATAAGTTGATCCATTACACTGCTATCAACAGGAATACCTGTCATTGTTTTCCACGCTGATGCAAAACTACGAAGTACTGTATCTCCTGCTACTCCACCTATCATCGCAGCTTGAAACAGCGCAAAAGATTCTTTAGCTGCTCGACTAAAAGTCATATCTGGTTGAACTGCAGGCTTTACGATATTACCTTCTTCATCAGTTTCTGGAATAGCGCCTGAAGCTATAGCTACAAATTTTACAGCCGCTTCTGCACTAGCTGCACCTAATGTTGTATAACCAATATCTTTAGCAGTATCTAAACTAAATAAAGCGTCGCTACGTCTTTCACCTTCTCCAGGAAGTCGACCAGCTTCTAAATCAGTCTGAGTTTCTTTAAGATTTTTCTTAATTCGATTACGAGCGATTTTTTGAGCTAACCCCGTAATACCCATCCCAAACGCGATTCCTGCACCTTCTACAGCAACAAAACGAGCTATTTCGTCTTTTATCGGGTCGAAATCACCTTGAAACGCTGTTTGAACGGGTTGGATATTTTCTACAGGTAATACCCTGTAGTCCCCTGTTTCTTCATCCACCCCATTATAAATACTTTTTATCGTCAACCCCTGAGACGGATCTCCAGGAACAACTTCAGATACAACAGGCAAAGTTTCTTTCGGGTTAAACCGATTAGGCTTTGGCGGATCGAAGGGTCTTATAATATTTGCATACTCCCTACCCGTCGGGAACGAAGGACTTCGCGCTAACCGAGTTTCGTACTCAGCAGGCATATCTGTTCTTTGAAGATAAGACGTGTCTAAGTTTTTAGATTTGACACCCCGAAGTAAATATTGTTCTCGTTGCCTTTCATTAGCTTCAAAAATAGTATCGTATAAGTAATCTAATGCAGGGTTCCCTGTTACGCTTAAATCCTCTCCCGCTATCGTATATTCGACTGTTTCTCCAGTTCTAGGATCAATATAACTACCTGTGTAGTCTTCTTTAGGAGGGCGAGGTGTATACTCTTGATCTACAAAAACACCGCCTTTGTTATAATATGGACGAATTTCATCTGTATAACGACTTCGAGCTTCGTCATCATAATCTTGTCTAAGGACGTCTTCGGTAATTTGTCCTGTAGATACAACTTGATCTAAGAGATCTGGGGTGTTTAATATTTTTCGTAAAGTTAATAACCGTGCATAGTTTTGACTATCGGTAGGAACACTTAAACCTTGAGTATATAAAGCACTAGGTGCGTTTTGATCTAAAATTTGTTGGGCGGTATAGTTTTTAACTTCTCCAGTTTTAGGATCTAAATACCGCGCATCAGTAGTATCAATACCGTCTCTATAAATCTCTTCAAATTCTCTAAGGAAAATAGGATTGGTATCGTAAAACTCACCACCGGCAACTTGTATAGGTTTTCTAGCCACTAGAACTCCTAAAGGTCGCCACGAACTTCATTATTGACAGTCTCATCTTCGTCTTGATTTTTTATTCCGACCGGACTAGGCGCTGTTGGAGAATACATCCTGTCTGTCCCTGTTGTATAATCGTACCCAAGCTGACCTAAATATTTATTCAATCGCTCTAATAAATAGTCGTTTTGGAATTTACTAGCTAATGTTATTGGAACAAAAACACCATATTTAGGATTAAATACGAAGTGAGTTTGCAGATTTCCTGCAGTATTTTTATTAATTCTATCTTGGACTTTAAAAAGTAATTGTTGTCTTTTTTCAGGATCTGTTTCTTTACGAAGATTTTCTAAAGAACCTACATCTACTCCAAGTTTTCCGGCTCTGCGAGAATTTAAACTGCGCAGATATAGTTCTCTTTCCTCCTCTGATTTTTGATCGAGAGCAGCTATTTCTCTAGCAGTAGAGCCTCTTTCTTTCTCTTGATCGAACTGCAGCACTTTTTGAAAAACGAATTGACCGACGTTACGCGAAACTACTTCAGCATTACCTGAATCAAACCCTAAAGTAGCCATAAAAAATGCAATATCTTTATCAGAAAGCGAACGGCCTTTTTCGCCTTGGGCAGCTGCGGCCATATATGCCAACCTAATTTGGTTAGCTGCGAAAAGTCCTTGTTTGTTTAGATAATCTTGTAGCTGTTGTTGATCTTTGACTAAGAAGTTTTGTCCTTTAAACATCCCTTCTAACAGACTATCTTGTTCTTTAGCAGTGGTAGATAGCCTCATAATTATTCGAGAAAGCTCTGCAGAAGCGGCTCTTTTATCCGCATCAGTAGAATTTTTGTCTGCATAAATAGCTTCGAATTTACTATTAGCAGCGATTAATGCAGCCGCATTTAAAGCACTATCGTCTTGTTTTAGTCTTCCTAAGTTATAACTATCGACAGCAGAAACGCCTTTTGCGTCAGTGATTCCCAACTGATTTAATGTATTACCGAAATTCTGTACGTTACGCTGTATCGAATCAACAACTCCTGCTAACGTCTGAGGAACTGCGCTAGTAATTCCGTTATTAAAGTTCGTTGGTCTAAGAACTCCATCTTCGCCGCGAACCATCTTAACGTCTTTCATAAGAGGGTCTAATACAGCTTGAGTTGCCAAGCCTAACGCATTTAGATTCGCTATTTTTGCAGCGTCTTCTTCGAACTCTAGTTGTAACGGATTTTTCTTACTCGAAGGAAAAGGTCTTAATTCGAAACCTTCGATGTTAGAAGTAAAGTTATTAGGGCCGCGCTTATTCAGTTCTTCTAAGGTAATGCGCTCATCTAAATTTAAAGGATCTTGAAAAGTAATTTGTAAGGTTTCTTGTCCATCTGGCGTAGATATTTTTTCGATACGCCCCTGGAGGAGCAAACCAGTTTCTGTATCTTGGAAAGGTTTAGTCTGTACTTCTGCAGATTGCCCATCTAATATTGAGGCTTTTGGATTACGATAATAACGTCCTTTTTTAACGAAATTACCTGACTGATCCATATCAAAATTTTCGATACCGTTACTTCTAATCCAAGTTACGCCATTTTCGTCTTGTAGTGCGTTAGTTTGATAATTTACAAACAGCTCTCGTTTTGGATCAGGCTGGTAAAAAGTATTGACTGTTTTTTGAGTTAGTTTAGGATCTACTTTAGCAAGCTCGACCGCTCGACTTTGACTTCTTCTTATAGCAGCCTCTAACTCTGCCCGTTCTGTAGTTGCATCTACATTTCTAGCTGCATTTACCGCACTGATAAACGCGCTGGCAGAGCCGTCATCTTCATCGCCAGTCAACGCTAAAGCAGGAGCGAACTGTAAAAAAGAACTCGCTACGTTACCTAATGCTGATTTCCTTTGAGCTGGTAGACTAGGTAATGCTGCTTTAATTTCTCGTATCCGCTCCTCTCGCAATCTTTGTTTTAAGTCTTCTTCGGTCAAACCGCCGATAACAGGGGCTGCGGCTTCTGGGGCAGTAAGGCTGCGTTCAGCTTTTTGCGCTAACGGATCCTGTTCAAAAAACTCTAAACCAGTTAAAGAACCTAAACCTTCTAATGCAGCGTCTGCTGCAAATGGAGCAGCTGAACCGAGTAACGCAGCGAGGATCTGTTTTTTAGGGTCTTTTTCGTCGCGTTGTACACGACGTTGAGGTGTAGGTGCAAATTGAATTGAGCGTACAGGCGTAACTTTAGGTGCCTGAACTAAATTAGCAATACCTCCGCCACCGCCGCCGATATTAAAACCGAAATTACCTCGACCGTTAGCCATGCTACGCTCCTAATTTACGCGAAGCCATCGGGAAGCGAGCGTTTACTATCCCGCCCATTTGTCTTTTTTGAGGTACTTGGAAACCCATTTTCCTAACAACTTCAGGTGCTTTATTAGCTAAAGAAGCTAAACCTTTATTTCCTTCGGGTATCGGTTTACCGTCTGTCGCGCCACCGTCTTGCATCCCGAAACTGCTATACCCAGTACCGTATGGATTTTGTTGGGTTGCGCCAGAATAACCAAAGCCTCCAGCTAAAGGGCCAGCACCCGTTAAGAAATTAGCAAAACCAGAAGCTAATTGTTGCGGCATATTATATTGCCCAACGAAGTTTTGGTAATTTAAATCCATTAACGCTTGGTTTCTAGCTCGGTTCATCGCGCCGACGTTCATCATCGAACTAATATCGCCTTGTCGGAAACCTTGTTGAGCACCCGCTAACCCTTGCATTGCACCTGCAGCTCCTGTTTGTGCTCCAGATAATTGCCCTGTTAACCCTTGTAATTGTCCCGCTGTACCAGAACCAAAACCATATAGTTGCGAACCAGCACCAGTTAAAGCACCCGCTGTACCCATCCCAGCTCCGTAGCGTTGGGCACCTAAACCGCTTAATAACGAAGAAAGTCCTGTTTGAGCTGCACCACTTTGTGCACCTAATCCAGAAGTTAATCCTGCTGCCCCTGCTTGAGCTGCTCTCGAACGACTAAACTCATTCATCGCTGCGTCGCGTGCACTTTGATAACCAGCACTACGAATACCGCCGACTTCTTTCATCATCGCTCGGGTAGCTGCGTCTGTAGATTCTTGTTGACCAAGTCTAGACCTAGCGCCTCCGAACGACCCTTGACCTACTTCCGAAGCAAACCGTGCGATATCACCTTGCGCTTGTCCTTTTTGAATATCCGCAATCGTTTGTTGTACAACCGCATCTTCATAAGGGTCACTAAATCTACTAATACTTGACGGATCAAACTCTTCAGTGCTCGCCCGTGTTTGTGCTAACGCTTCTTGTATAAAAGGATTTTGTACAGAAGCACTGCGCTCTGCCGCACGTTGCGCTGCTCCTAAATCACCTCGTAACCCTCGTTCTGCAGCTTGAGTCGCGCCTATACCTGTACGAGTATAATCTTCACCTTGTTGTTGTGCTCGTAACGCAGCAGCTTTTGCTTCAGAAATACCGCCAGCTTGTGTAGCTAATGCTTCTTCGGTTAATCCTTGAGCGCGAGCTAAAAACGGAGCATATGCGCCAATACCTGCATCTGCAAGTTGCATTGCGTATTCTTCTCTAGGAGAAAACCCAGCAATACGTTCGTCGCTATAAGTAAATGGGTTAGAATCTTTCTCACCTAAATTTTCGAATTGGGATTGGTAATACTGTTGGACTTGTGGAAATAACCCAAAACCTCCAGTCCCTGTCCCAAACAACATATCATAAATACGTCGGTCGGGAGCTTGATAACTATATGCTGTTTGTTCTTCAGCCATTACGATTTACCAAAGTTTATTTTATCAAGAGCCGCGATTCCTTTTTCGAAATCACCACCGCCCATATTTCTTACGCCTTTTTCAGAAACGACATATTCTCTATCGCTTGCCCATATCGGAACTAAATCTTCTTTTGGCCCTCCTGGGCCATCGACTTCGCCGCCTTGTATAAACAATTTACGATTAAGTACAGAACCCTCTTCAGGTTTACCACCTGCAGCCATACCGATACGTTGTGTTCGAACTTGCGAAGGTTGGAATCTTGGACGGGGTGCGCGGAAAGGTGTTCTACCGCGATCTTTATCACGACCGCCGATTGCTTGCCCGATAATTTTAGCAACGTCGGTGCCTGATTTTTCTAAAATTCTAGCTACTTCAGGATTATCTTTTAGGTATTTTTCAAAGCGTTCAAAACGAGAGGATTTTTCTCCAGCTATCGTCACCGGAGAGTTTACTTGGCCTACTGTTTTTGAAGGATCATCGACGGCTTCTTGTATTGCTTGTTCTGCAGCACCTAGTGTGGTGTTATCTATCTGTCTAGTAAGATTTGGAATTAAATCATCTAGCGCAGCCTGCATTTCTGGAGTAGTAGCAATCGCCGTCTCAGTCGCAGTCGCAGATAAATCCGGCATAGCGTCCATCATTTGTTGGCTTTGAGCTAGTGCGTCTGCTATTCGTTGTTGTTCTGCTAGTTGTTCTGCTATTCGAGCAGCGTAATCGCCTGCCATTGCTTTGCCAGTCATCTGCTGTAACGGCTCATCAACACGTTTACGGTATTCCTCGTTAAGTGCATTAACTAATCGTTCACCGCCAATATTACCGATACCTGTATTAGCGCCATACGTTGCGTATTTATTAAGAATATCCATCGTAACGTCGCGAGGTAGCCCAATATCTTCGCCTTGCTCCATAAATTTCGTAGCGTTAGATTCTGGGTTCATCATCGAAGTAATCAACGAAGAACTTTGTTCGTCATCGAAAAGTCGTGTCATGATTTTTTCTTCTTAGCTGGCTTTTTCTTTTCTGTTTTCTTAGCAGCTTTACCGCCTTTCATAATATCTTTATCGACAGTAGCAGCTTTACCACCTGTTAAAACAGAATTTACACGAGCCATAGCCCATTGGTGCTGTGAAGTTCCAGGACGGTGCCCTGTTTTATACGCAGCTAACCCACGTCTATAAACGCGAGCAAGTTGACCAGCGGTTACTTTTTTGCCTTTTTTACGAGCAGCTTCCGCTTTATTAGATAGAGCTTTTTTAGTTTTATCTGAAAGACTCATGACTTCGTGCCAAACCTCTCTTTAAACCTGCGAGTATATTTAGACTCAATGGTTTTCCTACGCTTACCTTTTTTCTTATCAGTAGAAAATTTATAAGCTGAAGGATCGTCCATCGCCTTCTTTTTATTCCTAGCTATTTCTTTCTTGCGCTTTTTCTTTTCTTCCGCAGAAAGCCCAGCTAAGTATTTCGCAGGGACTTTAGGTTTTTTCTTCGTCTTTTTCATGACTATAACGCCACTACGATATTACCATTCGTAACAACTTGGACTAAGCCCACGCTCCCTGTTGCACTCAGTCCTGACGTACTTGGGGTCGATAGATTCTCCCAAATATTGCCCAAATATACTTGAAGAACGCCTTCGGTAGTATTCCAAATAATATCCCCATCAGCAAATTGTCTTTGATCCCGCTCTGGGCTTGTAAACTGTGGGGTCGCACTAGGGTCGAAAGCATCTAAACTTAACTCTAATATCCTAACAAATCTGTTAAAAGTTTGCGCATCTACTAGCCGCGAATAATACGGATTAAGTAGAGGCAATCTGCCCTGCAGCAGTTTTGCCATTATCGTCTACCGTTAGGCTGTAAATCTAAACGTGTTGCACCTATAACAAACCCAACCCCTAATCGTGCTCCCGTATCCGCATCATCATCTGATTCGAACCGTACTGCGGCTTGCCTAGCCCTTGCACGAGTATCAATTTTCGTCGTAGACGCTGTAAACGCAGTCGTTTGATCAGTCGTTAGACTTTGTCCTGGAAAATCTCTAGCTTTTAAAACGACGTTTAATGTCTGTGTAGAACCACTATCCCCCGTAAATTTAACATCAGGAATAAATCTACGAATAAATTGAAACTCTTCGCCATCTCCGATATCGAAATCCGCACTTTCAATAAACACATTATCCATCGGGACACCATCATCGTCGTGCCCTGTTTCATGTGAATAAATATAATTATTACCGTCAGCATACCCTGCAGCTCTTGGGAAAGCGACGATACCTTCGTCTAACCAAGCTGTTCTAGATAATTCTCCTATAGCCCACGTTTGTTCTACATAATTAAACACTACATATTTACTAACCGTGAGGCTACCAGCAGCACAGTAAAACCAACCGACTTCATTAAATTGTTTATTTAAAAATCCAAAAACTTGGAATGCTTGTTCTGAATTAAGATCGTCGAATACAAAACTATGGACACTACAAGGTAAAGGAACTACTGACCCGTTATAAGTGTAAAAACCTTTTTTATCCATCCAATAAACACCAGTAGGCGAATTAATCGCAGCGTTAGGCCCAATCAAACTAACGCCTTCGTTTACTAGCGTTAGCCCGAAAGTATTCGGTGGGCCAATAAATTGCAAACTATATAAAGCTGCATCTGTCCAAACTAATGTTTCTTGTCTAGCTCGTAACCCGCCGATAATTTCTGAACCTGCAGAACAACGAAGAGACCCTGCGGTATTAGTAGCTCTCGGTTCAAAATCTAAAGGGTTTTCTTGATCCGAAAACGCGATTAATAAAGGATCTATAGCTCCTGAACGAACAGACCCATCCATAGGATCTGCACCTAATACAATAACGTGTCTATCAATATCAGAAACTAAAACTTGTAACCCGAGCGTCGGAACTTGATTAGCGTTAGCGATACTTGATAAAGCTACGGCTCTTTGACTTGAGGAAGAAAAATCCCAGAAGAAAACGCCTCCTGCTCTAACATTAGCGATTAAATCCTCACCAAAATTATCAATAGACCATAGTCGTAATTGATTATTAGCGGCTAACGAACTGGTAGATCCCCACGTACCTGACCCCCAAGCCCCAGCACTCCAACCTGTGCCGGAGATAAATACATCTAAGCCGACGCTAATTTGATAAGCCCCAATCGTAGAGCTACCTCCGTTACCAGTATCAGATGAATTGGCTGTAACCGTAACGCCGTCCGTATCTTTTGCTGTAATTGTAAATGCGTTAGCGGAAGTCACAGCAGTAACTTGATATTCTTGATTTAAAACAGCCGCAGTAATATTGCCGCCCAAAGAAGCAGCCCCAGAAAAAGTAACGAAATCGTTTAAATCTGCGCCATGAGCAGTATCTGTAACAGTAATGGTTGAAGAGCCATCTGACGCAGAAAAAGTAACATCTCCCGCACCTGTTGTGGATCTAATAGGAGTAATGTCGTTATAATTATCTCCTTCTTGCCAATACAATTTAAAAGTTGTACCTATCGCAAAAATACGAGTACCGTTTAATGTAACGTATGCGTGGAGTTTTCTGCCTTTTCCCTGGATAGATGAAGTGAGATATTTTACCCAACCACCTATTTTTTCTGGTAATCCTTTACGGAATCGAACTAAATTAGCATCAAACCAACCGCCTTCGGCGGTGTAGTCTGTCCCTTCTTTATTTATTCCAGGATTAAAAATAAACTTTTGTAAAGCCATTACTGATACTCACCTGTGCGGATCATTTCAGTCACTCTAACAGCCCGATTGCCTACCTGAGAAGCCCATCGACTATCCATAAATTCATCTGCTGCAATATCGAACTGTTCACGAGACATAGCCTCCAGTGCCTTCACAAATCCCCGCAATCTGGTCAGACCAAGATTAAAACAAATATCGATCATTGCGTCTTGACGTGCTTCGTTAATACCGTTAAACCAAAAGTATGTATCTGCAAGCTCGCTTTTTACTCGCGCTATATCGTTCGCTAGTAAATATTCAATTTCATCGTCAGACAGTCCTAAACCTGACTCTGCGATATTTCTACCCACGCCTATCGTTTCGTAGCCTGCACTACACATATATACTTTAGATCGTACACCTTCGTGTAACTTTAGCATCTCGATTAGCTGAGTCATTACTTTTCCCGCGCTACCTGATTGACCTTCTCGTAGCTTCTCATAGCGCCCAGTCCGAGCATACCCATCATAACGGGCACAAGAAGTGTTGTATCTACCTCTGGCACATCCATCCAGATACCAAGGACATTAG